GAAGATGCCTTGGTAGTTGTTCCGCTGCTCGAACGGGATTTGCGGCACGTCGAGGATTTGCCCGTTCACCGTCACTTCGAGCAGGTAGATGTGGACCGGAGTCGGGGTCCACGCGCTGAAGTCGATCGCCCCGAATGCGTAGGGCGAGGTCGGGCCCACGACCAAGACGCCGCTATGCGGGGTCAGGTACAGTGGAGAGCCCTGCTCGCTCACCCATTCGCGCCAGCGCTGGATGCTCTGGTTGATGACGCGCGTGAGCGAGGTGTCGTCGTGGCGAAGCGTGGCTCCGAGCTGGTCGGCTTGCCAGCGGAGGTCAGTCCGCATCTGTAGCAGCGTTCGAGTTCGGGCCACGCTTCACTCCGGGGGTTAGTAGCTATCGGTGCAGGTGTGGATGAGGCGCTTCAGCGCCTGCATCCGCTCGGTATCGCCGGCAGCTTCGGGGAAGGCCTCGCTGAAAGCCTCCTCGAAACCCGGCGGCAGTTTCTCGTCGCCCTCGTCGCCCTCGTCGCCGCCTTCGCCCTCGTGCATGGGCTTGTGCTCGCCGGGCTCCTCCGCCTCGCCTTCCTCCTCGTCCTCCTCGCCGCCCATGCTCCGGCCCTTGGGTTTCCCCTTGGGCCCGCCCATGATGATGGCGAGATCGATTGGAGGCTTCCTCTTGAGCGCGATGGCCACGACTAGAGGTCCTTTCGCATCGACAGAAGGAGCGCGATGGTGAACCAGTTGCCGACGGCCGGATCGGCTGCCGTCCCGGTCGCGTCGACCAGCTGCACCGAGCCGGTCCCAGCAACCGGATCGAACGCCGCGAAGTACCCGCCCTTCACCGCGCCCGCCGCAGAGACGACCTGCACGCTTGCGAGTGCGCTCGGCTCCGTGCCCTTCGGGAACGTGATGAGGTACAGGCCCGCCGTGCCGCCCTTGACGATGGTGATGCCCGGGTCGTCCGCCCATGCGAGCGGCTGAGTGACGGCGCCGGCGGCAGCAATGGTCGCGCGAGCGAGCAGCAAGATGCGATCGCGCTTACCTGATTTGAGATCGTAGTAGACCACTTCACCTGCAACGGTGCTCATGGCGCTCCTTAGACCGTCGAGACCGTGCCGCAGAAGCCGGGAGCCGCGACGACGAAGGCCGGGTACGCGACCAGGCGATACTCGTAGTCATTGCTCGCCACCTTGCGCAGCATTTCGAGCCCGTCACCATTGACGACCTCGGGGATTTTGGAGAGGCCACCGAGTTTGACGGTGTCCATCTTCAAGGCGAACGCCTTGTTCACCGGGCAGAACGGATCGGCGTACAGCTTCACCGTCTTGCCGCCGGCCTTGAACGAGAGATTTTCGTACCCGAACACGGCGTCGTTACCGATTTCGCGGTAGCCGCGGGACTCGAGCGAGTCGGCGACGTTCTGCCATTTCTCCGGGTTCAGGAACACGGCATCGGGACCGGGCCCGAAGTTGCGACCGCGCATGCGCGTCACGAGGCGCTTCAGCCGCTGCTCGAGCGTGAGGCCCGTGATTTCGGCGTTGGTCAGGCGGATGCCCGACATACGCGCGACATCGGTCGTGCGAACGATATTCTCGAACGCCACAGCACTCGGATCGGACGCTGGGATCCATGCGCCGAGCCCGAGCAGAATGCGAGTCGCGCCCGCTCCGCCGAAGTCACCATCACGGAAAAAGAACATCGTGCCGGCCCACGCGGCCGGAGTGCCCGCGACGCCGCCCGAGGTCGTGGAGACGGTCACGGTTCCGGCGTTGCGGTTGACCGCAATGACGAAGCCGAGACCAGCGCCAGCAATCAGGATGTGCGCGGGGTCGGAGCCATCGTTGACGGATGGCACGAGGATTTGACCGACCTCGAAGTTCACTACGTCGTCGGCCTGCGTGAGCGTGATGACACCCGCCGCAATGGTGCCGGAGCCGAGCGCCTGGCCGCCGTTCGAGTAGAGATACGTGCTGAACGTATCGCCGAACCCGTTGTAGAGGCCGTTGATTTCAGTCTCCTGGTCTCGCAGGAATGCGCCGACGTTGCTGCGCGAGGCCTTGATGACCTTGTCGCCGATTTCGACGCTCGCGGAGTAGTCGCCGTACGCGACCTTCCACTTGCGGCCCTGGATGTTGCCGTTGCCCGAGCCCTGCTGCGAGCCCTGCTGCGCCTTGGCGAGAGTCGCGCCGAAGCCCTGCGGGTTCTGGAAGATGAACGGGTGGATGTACTGATCGCCGCCGAGGTCTTCCTCGCGCTTGACCATGCCGAAGAAAGGACGGTCCTTCTTCGTCAGGTCGTCGATCTTGTCCTTGGTGTAATAGTCTTTGAGAAACGCATCGAAACTTTGAATCGTTGAGGCCATCGGGATTTTCCCATGGCCGCTTCACGTCAGGCGTCGGCGGGCAGCTGTTCCATCAGGCGCTGGTGATAGGCGCGCACCTGCTCGGAGCTGAGCTTTGCCGGCTTGCCGTTCGTGTCTGCGGCTTGCGACTGCTTCAGAGCTCGCACAGGCGCTTTCGCGGCTGGCGGTTTCGCGGGCGGTACACTGGCCCGGGCAGTTGTCGCGGGGTTTATCCCGGTCTCGTCGTCGACTCGCCACTCCTTGAGGGAGTTCAGGATTTCGTCACGTGCGATTTCTGCCGCGTGTGAGAGCGGCATTACCGTGTTCGCACGGACATCGTAACTCTGCTTTTGGATCTGATAGATCCTCTGGATGTATGCGGGTCGCGCTGCGTATTTGCGCACGACCGGATCGTCGCTCTCGCTGCACTGCGTTTGCAGGTCGTTGAGATAATCGAACACCGCCTGGCGCTGCTCGCTTTCGGCGCGAGCTTGCTCCTGCTGCTCCTCTCGCTGCCTGCGCTCGCTGCGCTCCGCTTCGAGCTCGGCGCGGAGCTTTTCGACCTCGGGGTTTTTGCCGACACGCTGGCCAATCACCTTCCGCTGGTAGTCGGCCGCATCCTCGCCGAAGGCCGCCCGGAACGCCGCGTCGTAGTCGCCCGCCTCGTAGGCCGCGCGCGCCTCGTGGAAGGGCTTGTACTCGGCTTGCAGGCGCTGAACGATGCCCGATAGCTCCTGCTCGCGAGCCGCTACCGCGCGTTTCGCTCCCGCCTCGAATTTGCGGAGGCGCTCCCACTGCGCAGAGTTGACGCCGAGCTTTCGGCCGAGGGCTTCGCGCACGGCATCGGGCATGCCCTCGCCGAGCGATTTCAAGTCGCCGAACACGTCGAGGGCTTTGGCCAGATCGCCGTGCTGAAGGTGGTAGCGAGCTCGCTCGAGGGCGCCCGCCGCGTCATCCGGGGCCGCCTCGACGGCTGCCGCCTTCTCGACGGCCTTCGCTTCCAGGGCCTCTACACGCCGCCCGGGCGCGTTCTTGTCCTTGCCGCTCGCCTTGGCGGCAGCCGGCGCGCTCTCGCCCGCGTCGTCCTTCGCGTTCGCGAGCACCTTTTCGATGACCTCGGCGGCGCTCTTGATGCCGCCGCCTGCGGGCTCGCTTGAGCTCGAGCTGCTGCTCGCGTCACTCGCTCCGGCTGCTGTGGATTCGTCGGCCATGGGTTAGCTCGGGGGCATGGGTGGGGGAGCGGCGCCCGGACCGGGCATCATGGGCGGCATGCCGCCGGGGCCGCCAGGCATCGGCGGAGGCGGAGGCACGGGCATGTTGTCGGCGCCCATGTCTTGACCGGCCGGCGTCGGCTCGAGCGGCTGGCCCGAGGCGATGGCCGCTGCGCGCTGCTCCTTCTTTTGGATTTCGAGATCCAGCTCCTGCATGAAGCGCAAGAAGAAGTCCTTGTTGTAGTCCGGGACCTCGTCCATCTCGGCTTCGAGGTACGACTGCGCGACCTGCACGAGCGCATCGGGCAAGCTCGGCATCCACGGGATCGGAGGCCGATAGCGGAACTCGCCCGACTGCTCGGCCTCTTCGGTCGCGTCGAGCCACTGGTCGATGTAGCTCTCGACGAGCTCGCGCTGGCGCGACACGCTCTCGAGCTCTTTGGCCGAGTCGAGATATTGAATCGTCTGGATGAGCGCGTCGTCGCTCACCTTGCCGGCCGCGTTCAGTTCCTGGATGAGCTGAAGCCGGTCGGCAGGCGTGTTCTTGATTTCGCCGACCGGATAGATTTGGATGACATAGCGGTCGTCCTCGAGGTCGACATCCGCCCACTTGATGGTCTTGAGGAAGCCCTTGCCGGACCAGTTCGAGCTGAAGTTTTTATTGGTCTCGGCGAGCTCGCGGACGCACGCGATCGTCTGCCTGGCGAGCGAGACGAACGCCTCCTCGTACGCGCGATAGATGACCGAGAAGCGCTTCGACTGAATGTCTTCGACCGTGCGCATCGCGACGGCGGCAGTGACGCCGCTCGGCTTGTCGCCGCTCGAGAGCATCTCGCTCACGCCCGTCACGTCGTGGAGCTTGTCCACGTTCATGTTCAGGAATTGGACATTGGCCGGCCCGAACGGCTGCGGCGCGATGTACTGCGGCGCGGGCTTGCCCGGGGCGTAGCGGAAGTTGATCGCGTCTTCGTTCGTGCGGAGGTCCTCCTCTCTCACGCTGCCCTCCTCGAACATGAGAACGCCCATGCTCGTCCGAGTGTGCGAGTCCTGCATGCGCTGGACCGTGTCGTTCACAGCGTCGGCGATGCTGCTGATTTCCTCGATGAGCGAAGTGCCATCGCTGCCCACGAGGTGTTTCGACCAGTGCAGCCACACGAACGGGAACTCGTTTCGAGTCCACTCCTCATCGAGTAGCGTCTGCTCGTCGATCGCAATCACATGGCGCCCGGGCTTGGTCGAGCTGAACGGCAGGCGCCACGCTTCGCAGACTCGGATTTGATTGGACACGCGGCGCGAGCCCACCCACTCGGCCTCGCCATCCTCGACGAACTCGGCGCAGCGCTCGAGCGCGTCCTTGTGCGACGGGAAGCGCTCGATGAGCTCGTCGCGATCGTACGGGTAGACGTGGAACAAGTTCCGCGGCTGGCCGTAGCGGGCTTCGAGCGGGTCGACGAAGAGCTCCCACGTGAACACGCGCTCGTAGCTGACGCGGCCGTCCTCGTCGTCGGCGAAAGTCTTGACAGCTCCACCCGTGGGGAACACGCACGCGTCCAGGAACACGCGCAGCATCAACTGCCACACGTCGGAATAAATCCCGACGGACTGCATGAACTGCCCCTCGACGAAGCGATCGAGCTTCTTCGACTTGCGCTTAGTCGCCCAGTCGCTGTCACTGGTGACGAACTGAACCTTGGGCTTCTGTTGCCCCGCGAGCTTCGCGTGCGCCGCGTTCGCGATGCTGCGCTCCTCGGGCCAGGTCAGCGGCGCCGAGTTGTTGCCCGAGTACGCGCCCGCTCGGTAGTAGGCGGCCGGGTTCAGGCCGCCGAGCCTGCGCATCTCGTAGCGGCTCGCGGTGTCACGGCAGCGGGTCTTGCGGGACTTCTGCTCGGTCTGGAGGGCCACGCAAAGGGCGACCAGCTCGCGGGCCATCTCGGGGCCCTTGTCGAACCGGTGCCATTTGACTTGCTGAACGGCCATCCCGCCTCACTGGATAGCACGGTAGGACAGAAAATGTCCGTGACAAATAATGTCCGTGATAGCACTATCGGTGCCGGGATGGCTCAAAACCTGCGCGCATACGCCGATAACGTGATCCTCGAATGGCTCCCGGAGCCGAGCCGAGTCGGATTCTTGTTCATGCCCGACACGCGGAAGCCCGAGAAGACCCGCCGCGCTCGCGTGGTGGCGAGCGGCCCCGGGTACTTCCGCGACGGGGGCCACGGCGCCTTCATCCCGAACGAGGTCCGTCCGGGCGAGATTGTGCTCGTCGACCGGCAGGCGGGCCAGGACTACGCGCTCGACCTGTACAAGCCCCGCACCAACCAGGAATCGATTTGGGGCGAGGGGCGCATCGTGCGGCACGACGAAATCCTAGCGGTGGTCGAGGAGGGGTGATGGCGATTCCAAGCCTCG